CCGCCGGCGCAGCCGGCGCGGCGTGGCGAATTTCAAGGGCAAAGGTCACTGATAGGCCCTCCTGGCCAAGCAAGGGATGCCGGCGCAAACCGAGCAGCGGCGCGCCGCGGCGTAGATCGCCAGGCGAGCCTTGTCAATGTCACGACCGCAGCCCAGGCAGAACGGGCGGGGCCTCGAGGCCGAGCGCAGCTCGTCGTCGATCAGTTCAGCCAGCGCCACCGCATCGGCCTGGCTCAGCTCCAGGGGCGCAGCCTCAAGCGTCAGCATCGGCTACCACCTGGCGTGACGGCGGGGCGATCAGCTGCGCGAATGCGTGACCGTCACGCGCCGCCAAAGCCGCGGCACCGTGCAACAGCAGGGTGATGGCCTCCTCGGCCGCCTGGGGGCCGTCGAAACCGCCCGCGGCGATCACCTGGTTAAGCGCCTTCACCGTACCGGCGTACAGCTCGAGCGGCACCTTGACCGCCTCGGCTTTCAGCGCGGCCTGGGCCTCGGCCTGCCGCTGCTTGCGCTTGCGCAGTCGAGCCAAGCGGCGGGCGCGGTCTTCTTTCGTCTCGCCAGCGGGCGGCATGTGGTCGAGCAGATCCTCGGCCGCGGGTAACGTGTCGCCGTTCTGAGTAGCCAGGCGCAGAGCGGCCATATCAGCGGCCCCCGATCTTGCCGAGCACCAGCAGCGGCAGCGGGCGGCCGGTGCCAGTCGATACGGCGATCATTTCGTTAACCACCGCCGCGATTGCCTCGGCCCCCTCGCGTAGCATGCGGTCGACAGCCTCGGGGTCGTCGGTGCGGTCATAGCGGCCGTTGTGCGCAGGCGTCGCGGAGGCGATGAAGTCGCCCAGCTCGCGGGTGACTTCGCCCAGGCGCGCCTGGGTGGCTGTCAGGGCCACACCGCTGACAAACTCAGGTAGACGCACGTCAAAGCAGCCGGCCATGGCCAGCAGCTCGTGACGGGCGGCGCGCTGGTAGTCTTCGGGCAGGCAGGCCAACCAGACCCACTTCCATTCGAGCGGGAACGGCTGGGTGCCGTGGAAAATGCGAGAAACGCGGGTGCCCCAGGCTTTGCGGCCGCGCAGGTACTCGTTGACGTCGTCAGAGTCGGCGGCGAGATCTACCAAGCCAGCCGCAGAAAGGGCAGGAGCCAGGCGGTCATTAGCGAAACGCTCGACAGACCACTCCGAGTTGGTAAACCAGCGGCTAGTCTGATCAACAACGATGTCGCGCTCAGTTCGCATAGCACGTTCCTTCTCGAAAGTGGTCGCATGTGGGGTTATCCACATTCTCAACATTTAGAGAAAAAACGCAATTAGATTTCTATATCTAGAGTGCCAATGCGCGGCATATCGAAGGACAATAAACAACGGATTGAGGAGAGAGATTGAATGTCACGTGACTATCGGATAGGGGCCGCCATACGGAAACGGCGGCAAGCCCTTGGCTGGGGCCTCCAGCGACTGATCGAAACGGCAGGCGGGGAAATGTCCACCGGCTACCTTTCGACCCTAGAAACAACGGACGTGGCCCCGAGCGTTTATGTGGCCGACAGCCTGGCCAAAGCCCTGGGCACGACAGTCGACACGCTGCTGCGCGAGGCAAAGGATCCAGACGCCACCAGCGCGCCCGGCGAGCATGCCCAGCGGGTGCCGGTCATACCCTGGGAACTGGCCGCAGAATGGGCGCGAAACCCAGACGCCAAGCGCTTGCCGGGTGGTACCTGCTGGGTCATACCCAACGAAACACCACCCGGGCGAGTGTTCGGCCTGGTCGTGCGCGACGAGCTGATGCAGGCCCCGACGGGCGTCAGCTTCCCGCGCGGCTACACCATATTCGTCGACCCTATGCGCAAGGCGGTACCGGGCGATTTCATCATCGGCCACCTGGGCGACCCGACCGCGCCCGTGTTCAAAAAGCTGACCAAAGACGGCGCGCTGTTCTACCTGCGCGCGCTCAACCCACAGTTTCCGATGCAACAGGTTGGTGATACTTTCGAGGTTGTCGCGGTGGTCGTCGGCGTTCGGGCGACCTTCGACAAAGGGGATGTTCTATAAAAAGAGTCTGCCGGGCTTCAATATTTAGAGAAGACGGCTTATAGTCGCGGGCACTTACCCGCTACTAACATTGATTTTGCAAGGGCCAGAAAAGGAAAAGGCCGGGGGGCTTTAGCAACCCACCGGCCTTCACGATTGACGGCACCAACAACACAGGCACCTAAACCGAGCACAAAGCGTTTGATCTGTTTTGCGGGCAGACAAACGAAAAACACCGAACTTGGCAGTTCAGTGCTCAGTTTAGACCCCGTTGGTGGTGCGTCAATCGTTTGTACCTTTTCGCCTTTGTACTTTTGGCCAAAGGGACAAAATGACAAACGCACCAAAGGGCACCGGGCTTGCTGGCTTCTATCAAGAGCGTTTCGGCTCTGACCCATACGCGCTAGTCGACTACTTCTACGACCAGATCTCCGACGCCGCGGCTGACGCCTACGTCGACTGGTCTTCAATCTGCAACGCCATCCACTACAACGGCGAGCGGCTGAAGAAGTACTCGAAGGTCAAGATCAAGGCCACCGACGCCAAATATAACGGCAAGGTGATGGCCTGGGGCGACATCAAGACCGCCCGCGGTACCGACAAGCTCGAGCCCTTCGACTACCCCTTCCTGACCTTCTCAAACAACGCCACCAACCCCAGCACCTGGTCGGGCTTTGCCGCCCTGGTCGAGCTGTACGAGCGCGAGGGCGGCAAGCTCTCCGACGCCCGCCACGATCAGTGGAAACAGCAGCAGGAGCAGCGCCGCGCAGAGCGCGAGGCGCGCAAGCTCGAGGACGAACGCCGAGCACGCGAAAAGGCCGAGCGGATCCACGGCGAGCGCATGGCCTACGAGCGCGCATGGTTGACCGGCGAGGCGGCCAGCTTCCACTACGAACACGGCGAGCAGATCCGCCAGGGCACGGTCGAGGTGCTCGGCGACGAAGACGGCACCGCGGCCTACTTCCAGGCAAAGCAGATCAGCGACATCGCGTCACGCTTCAAAATGCTGCGTATGCGTGACCGTCACGGTGTATTTACAGCCGTTCCAATGCACGACATCGACGGCAACTTCCTGGGCCTGCAGCGCCTCTATGACGACAAGAAGCTCCAGGGCACCGGCGTTAAAATGGATGGCGCGCACTGCGTCTTCGGCGACCTCGAGACCGCCAAGCGCCGCTACTCGGCCGAGGGCTTCGCCACTGGCGCAAGCATCTACCTGGCCGAGATCGAGGCGGGCAAGGGCGACGAAGTCGCCGTCGTGGTCACCTTCAACGTCGACAACCTGGTCAAGGTGCTGCGCGCCTATGCCAAGCGCTACCCGGCCTGGCGTTTCCACAACGCCGCTGACAACGACCAGTGGAAAGACGGCAACGCCGGCCTGCTGGCCGCCCTCGAGATCCACCGCGAACTGAAACACCCGGCCACCGTGCCAAACTTCGAGGCGCAGGACGAGCTGTTCGGCTGCAGCGCCCAGCAAATGACCGAGCTCAGAGCACAAAACCGGGCACCCGTTGTCGGGTTCAGCGCCGAGGAGCTGGCCGCGTTCAAGGCCGCCCGCAAAGGGCCGACCGACTGGAACGACTACCACGTCGCCTTCGGCCTCAAAGCCACCGCCAAAGCCCTGCGCGCCAACGGCAACGCCTTCAAATCATCCAAGGATTGGTTCGAGTTCTGCCTCGAGCGCCTGCCCTACAGCGGCAAGCGCCTGGGCGAGAAGAACGCCATGGCCGCCATAGCGGCCGGCATGATGCTTTCGCCGATCAAATTCAGCTATGACCAGGTCGTCGCCGCGGTCTTCTCCAGGTTGCCGGAGGGGCTCGACACTACCGCCCGCTTCAAGATCCGCAGCCGCGCCCACTGGCTGGCCAAGCAAAAGCTGCAGCAGGCCAAACAGCTGCGCGGCTTCTCCGCTGCAGCGCTGGCCCGCCCCAACGTCCAGCACCTCAAGATCGACGGCGTGCGCGCCGAGCACGGCGGCATCATCCTGCCGGAACACATGGCCGCCCTGGTCGAGTCGCTGCAGGGCGTCATCATCGTGCGCGCGCCGATGGGCTCGGGCAAAACCGAGAAGCTGATCGCGCCGCTGATGAAGGCCTCGAGCAAGGCCGCCTACGTGGCCCACCGGATCTCGCTGCTCGATGACGCCGCCGCGCGCCTGGGCGTCGAGCACTACAAGCAAGTTTTCGCCTGGCAGATGCCGCACGTCTCGCACCTGGCCTGCTGCGTCAACAGCCTGACCAAGCCCATGTTCTACAACGCCGAGGAGCGCAGCTGGTTTACCACCCTCGAGACGCTGTGCATCGACGAAGCCAGCCAGGTACTGCGCCACACCACCACCGGCCCGGTCGAAGGCCGGGTCAAGGTCATGGATGCGCTGATCGACGCCGTCGGGGCCGCCGAGCGCGTGCTGCTCTGCGACGCCGACGCCAACGACAGCCTGATCGAGTTCTGCGAGCTCGCGCGTCCTGGTCAAACCATCACCGTGCTCGAGGTCAGCGGATCCGCCGAGCACGTCCGCATCGACCACACCGACGACGAAAGCGCCTGGCAGCTGGCCATCGAGCAGGTCAAAGCAGGCAAGCGCATTCTGGTGGCCAACGACTCGGCCGAGTCCGCCAAGAAAATGGCCGCGCTGATCGAGGCCATGGTCGAGCAGGGCAAGATCGCACCCGTGCGCATGCTCCTGGTGCATGCCGACAGCAAGGCCGACCAGGATGTCGAGGCCTTCCTATGCAACCCCAACGCCGAGGCCACCAAGTACGACGTGCTGATCTACAGCCCGGCGATCAGCTCGGGCGTATCCATGACCACGCCACACTTCGACGCCCACTTCGGCCTGTTCAGCGGTAACACCGTCGGCCCATCCGACGCCATCCAGATGCTGCGCCGCGACCGCACCGCCCGCCGCTATATCGTCGGCATCGGCCACGCCAGCGTGCAACGCGAAACAGACCGCGAGCGGATCTGGCGCGGCCACATGAAAGCCGACGAGGTCGCCTGCGAGTTCGAGGAGACCAGCGACGAGATCATCCTGCGCCGCCGCAAGACAGCCTTTGACCACCTCTACTTGGCCACCGTCACCGCCGAGAACAAGGCGCGCAACAACTTCGCCAACAACCTGCTGCTGATGCTGTACGCCGAGGGCTACAACGTCCAGCGCCTCGATGTCGGCAGCATGGGCTTCGACCAGGACGATCTGACCAAGGCCTCGCGCAGCAACCGCAAAGCGGCCGGCGTGATCGTCTTCGACAAGCGCATGGATCTGATCGACAGCGTCGAAACGCCAGACGAGGAGCAGTACCTCAAGCTCAGCCGTCAGGAGGTGCGCAGCGAATCGGAAAGCGCCCAGCTCGACCGCTACCACATGGAGCACCAGCTCGGCGTCGACGAGATCACCGCCGACGACGTCGCCTTCTACGATGACCGCGGTATCGCCAAGGTGGTGGCCATGGAGCTGCTGCAGGCTGACGAGGAGCACGCCAGGGCCTACGACAAGGCCCAGCGCAAGGCTAGGGTCACCCTGACCCTGCACCGCTGGAAAACGCCCGCGCACGCGATCCTGTGCCGCGTCTTCGAGATCCTCGGCGTCGACCGTTTCACGGGCGAGGGCGAGTTCGGTTCAGACCAGGCCCGCAAGGTGCTCGAGTACCTCACCAGCAGCGACGACCAGGTCGAGCTGTACAACGCCCTCAAGCTCGGCCGCTACATTCCCAGCACCAGCGCGCGGCTGTGCCCCACCACAGTGGTCAAGTCGATTTTTGACCGCCTCGGCCTGGCCCTGCAGAAGCGTAAGACGAACGGTGCCCACCTGTTCAGCGTCAACGCTGATAATTGGCAGTTCATCATGGCTTATTGCCAGCGCCGTGCGGCCAAGAACGTCCACTCGCTGACCACACACGACCACGAAGCCACCCACCAGCCCAAGCTCGCGCCAGAGCCCGAGGCTGCGCCACAGCCCGCGCCACACGCGGCCGCCAGCGGTAGGGATACTTTGCAGTGTGATGGTAAGAGCGACAGTGGAAACTATCCCTTGACCGTGCGCGAGAAGATCTTCGCCGTTGCTTCTCGCTTAGCCCCACCCCTCGGTATCTCGTTGTCGCGATTCGTCGGGGCGCTGACGCCGGAGGTGGCGCTGGGGCTGGCCAAGCCAGGCGCAGAGCAGAGCAGAAGCTTGCGGCACACGCTTGCATATGCCGCCAAACTGCTACGATCATAGCGCTGTGATACTGTACGTTTAACCAGTAGTTGGCTAAACAACAAGGGGAGGGAAGTACCTTGCAATGTCGTGAGAAAATGGACAGAGCGTCCGCCAAGCTGAGCCGCGCCAGGTCGGCGCTTATGTTGGCCTTGAAGGCCGGCCCGGAAGCATCAAAGGGCGAGCTGCTCGATGCGATCAGCGCCGCCCTTGATCATGTTGACGCCGCAGATGCGGCCCTGGGAGAGGATGAAATGCGAAGTGTGCGGCCGGGGCCTTTGGCCCCGGCTGTCGAGCAGGGTCACCCGCGGTTGGTGGTTGCCGCTGCAGCTTGTAACGCCTCGTAAGCCTCCTCGCGGTTGCGCCCGGTACCGCTGGCCACTACAACGCCATTGACCCGCGCCACCGCAACCCACCGCCCCTCGGCCTCCTCTGTCACCCTGACACGTGGTCGAGCTTTGGCAACCTCAACCGGAACCACCGGCGCAATATCTTCGACAGGCCGGCCGGCCGTGGCCAAGGCCTCGGCGGCCAGGTCGAGATACTCCTTAATCACCGGCCGGTAACTGCCGACGTTGGTCGCGATAGCCTTCTGCGAGATCCTCGCGTCGGGCGCAGTCTTGACCGTATCCTTCACCCAGCGGTGGATCTTCTGCAGCGCCTCGCGCCCTGCGATCTGCTCGTGCTCGTCCAGCGCCTCGAGCGCCTCGAGGCGGCTAGCGTATTTGCTGGCGGTCGCCGCCGGCTTCGCCGGCGCGGTGTAGTCGATCTTGAAGGCCTTGTAGCTCTCCTGGGTGTCCATATCCTCGTGGCCCAGCATCTCGCGCCAGAAGACCGTCTCGTTGACCTTGGCCCAGCGCGGGTCGCGGGCGAAGTGCAGCTCGAACACGACCCGCGCCCACAGTGCCCGGCTGTCCTTGAATACGCGCTCCTGGTTGCCGAACACGCGCTTGGCCAGGGTGTTTAGGGTCTTGGCCACTCGCCGGTTCACCTCGGTATTGTCCAGGTGCTGCAGCTCGAGCACCTCGGGCATGGCCCGCAACTTGGCGAAGGCCTCGAGCACCAGGTCGGCTTTCAGCAGGGTGTAGATCCGGTAGCTCTCGCCATAGTCAACGCCCCCGCGGCGCTTGGCCTGGCCCGAGAACTCGAGCTCGAACTCGCCGACCTTCTCGAAGCGCCCCAGCTTGAGGATCTCGATTTCTCGCCGGCCGGTGGCCAGCGCCAGGCCCAGCGCTAGGTAGGAGAAAAACGGGGTCGCGTGGCCGTCGGCACGGATCTCGCTCGCGCTCAGCAGCTCGCTGATCTTGTCGACCAGCCAGTGGTAGTTGATCGAGACGGTGTTGGTGGCGCGCTGCTCGAGGGTCTCGACGGCATCCGTGGCCAGCTGCGCCTTGGTCGCCGCCGGCAGGGTCAGGTGGCGCATGATCTCGTGGTCGAGCTTCATACCCTTGACCGCCTCGAAGGCGTCGTCGTCGCGATCCTGGCGCGCCTGGGCCAGCAGGTCGCGGTGCGCCATGCGCAGCGCGGTGATGTCCTGCAGGTCGGCCATGGCCAGCAGCTGCTCGGCATAGCGCGGGTGGTGGCGCGCCAGGCGCTCGCAGGTCTCCTCGATGGCGTGGTGCCGCCAGTTCTGCTCGGTCACAGCCTTGCGAACGGTGGTCAAGTAGCGGCGGTAGCTCGAGGCCTTGAGCTTGTCCGTTTCCTTGCGGCGGCGATCCTCATACAGCTTATTTTTCAGCCGGTCGGCCAGGCGCGACAGGCGCTTGGTCTTGTCGCCGCGGCTCAGGCTGTCGTCGGCGTCGATGGCCTTGACGTCCTTTATCAGCTGATCGATCAGCGGCTGCAGCTCGACCTTCTGCCGCGTCGCGCCACCGTAATTGCCAAAGCTAACCCGCTCGCGCTGGTCGATAGCCTCGGCCGCATTGCCGGCCTCGTCACGCACCTGGTCAACCGCTGCGTCTTTTGTTGCTGCCTTCTTAGCCATGGTTGCCTCCTATTTGGCATTCACCTTAAACCCTAGCGCACATTCTATACCTGTCAACCATACACTGCAAGCCCTATACCATAATCATATACACCTATAGCCATAAGTCACGATGCTGGCAGCATGGGGATAGGGCCAAGGGTGCATGCACCCTGGCCCCATTCTATACGTATAGAATGGGGCGCGGGTGCATGCACCCTTGGCCCTATTATGTTCTAGGGCTTGGGGTGTATGCTGTCGCAGGGCTTGGGGTGTATGGATGCGCACACATATACACCTTTAGCCCTTAATGCTTTAGGGATAACAAGGCAGGAGAGCGGCGCGCGATTGCTGGCAATGGATAGCAGGAGGCAAGGGGCGACAAGTCGAAAAACTACACGACGGCGGCCATGCACCATAAGGACGGCGCGTTGCGCCTGCTTGTTTATGGCGCGGGAAACCCGCGCCGGCTGGGGCTTCCAGATCCTGCAGAAAGGACGGGCCATTGCGGGCGGACAATGTCGGCGCTATCGCGCCTGCTGTTTTTTCTCTTTTGTACTTTTGGCCCGTTGTACTTTTTCGCCAATGGCCCTATATTGTGACCACACCAACAACCGAGGAGGGCGCGGCAATGGCTGCAAAGGTGATAGCGGTACTCAACCAGAAGGGCGGCACGTCGAAAACGACCACCGCCACCAACGTGGCCAGCTGCCTGGCCGTTAAGCATGGAAAGCGGGTGCTACTGGTCGACCTAGACCAGCAAGGCTCTGCAACCGACTGGGCGGCGTCCAGGCCAGAGGCCGAGGGCGACGCGGGCCTGATCCCTACCGTATCCATGGGCAAGGCCCTGGCGCGCGACCTGCCGCGCGTTGCGGGTGGCTATGACTACGTCGTCGTCGACGGCGTGCCGCAAATCAGCGAGCTGACTGCCGCGGCCATCCGGGCGGCCGACGCGGTACTGATCCCGGTGCAGCCGAGCCAGTACGACATATGGGCGTGCGGCGACCTGGTGCAGCTGGTGAAAGACCGCCAGGAGATCGCCGACGGCAAGCCGGTGGCGGCGATGATGATCGCGCGGGCAATCCCGGGCACCGTGCTCGAGCGCGACGTGCGCGGCATCCTCGAGGCCTACGACCTGCCAATACTGAGCAGCCAGACCTGCCAGCGGCAGTCCTACGCTAGCGGCATCGAGAAGGGCCGCAGCGTCATGGATCTGCCAGACGACAACAAGGCGCGCCTCGAGATCGAAGCGCTGACCGCCGAACTATTGGAGCTGACCCAATGAGCACCACCGCAAGTAAGCCGACCATCGAGCGGCCCGGGCGAGCGCAGCCGCTGGCCGAGGAGCACGTCGAGAAGGCCCGCAAGGCCGTAGTGGCCGACAGCGACGAGAAACAGCTCAAGGTGCTGGCCGCGCCCAAGTACCACCGGGGCATGGCCGAGCTAAAGAACATGACCACCGACAGCGTGCCGGTTAAGCACCTGCTGCTCGAGGCCATCGAGGATCTGTTCGAGAAGTACGGGCGGGGCGAGGGGCGGTTCAAGGTTGACGACGTGCCAGAACTGCGCCGCCGGCTTGAATCGCTGATGAAGTGAAGAAACAGCCCGGCAGCGGGGGCAACCGCTAACCGGGCCAGACACATAGACCTTAGAGGGTTCCGAATATGTCCGCACGCGACTATACCACCGCGGCAAGCCTGCCGCTGCACCTGGCGCGAGATCCGCGCTATCGCGACCTGGTGCGCCAATTCGCCGAGCAACAGTGCCTGACGGCCTGGCACGGCATCCTGCGCATGATCGGGGAGGCCGCCTGATGAGCATCACAGAGAACGTATCCAGCGCCATCGAGCCCGAGGATCTGCACCGCGTCCGCGCCATCGCCGCGGCCATCCTCGAGCACCAAGGCTTCCAGGCGTGCGAGCTGCTCGACCTGGTGATCACCGAGGAGGCACCGGCCGACACAATCACCCCGCGCCGGGCGCGCGCCGAAAGCGCCGTGCAACTGGCCGCCGTGATCGTCAACTACCTTCGCCAGGAGTTCGAGATCCCAGGCGTCGACCACGAGCTCCTGCGCGCACTGCAGCGGGAGGCCAACCTATGAGCCGCAACGCATCCAGCCCCGCCGAGCAGCTTTTCGGCCTGATTTTCGCCGGCCTGGCCGCCCTGGTAGCCGCCGCCGTATTTATCCGCCGCATCTACACCATGCGCCTCGAAGAGGCCGCCAACGATCACCAGCAAGGGAGCGATAACGAATGAAAACCCCAGCAGCACGCGCCGCACAGTGGCTCGAGCACAACGCCCTGATCCTAGACACCGAAACCACCGGCCTTGATGGCGATGCCGAGGTGATCGAGCTGGCCGTCATCGACTGCACAGGGCAGGCACTAATCGACACGCTGGTACGCCCGGCGCGCCCTATTCCAGCTGACGCGACAGCTATTCACGGCATCACCGACCAGATGGTGGCCACAGCGCCAAGCTGGTCGGATGTTCGCGGCCAGCTGCTCGAGCTGATCGCCTCGGGGCGGCACCTGGTGATCTATAACGCCGGATACGACCTGCGCCTGATCCGCCAGAGCGACGCCATGCACGGCCTCGAGACCCCAGCCATGGCCGCGCACTGCGCCATGCTCACCTACGCCGAACACTGGGGCGAACTTGACCGACGCGGCACCGGATACCGCTGGCAGCGCCTTGGTAATGCCGCAGCACAGCAGGGCGTCGAGATCCAAGGCACCGCCCACCGCGCCCTAGCCGACTGCCTGACAACGCTCGGCATCCTGCGCGCGATGGCGAAAGCCGCGTAGCCATGTAGCCCCATCCACAAGCCCGCCCACTCGGCGGGCTTTTTGTTACCCTGCGCACCTGCCAACAAGGGAGAAGCGCACGGCATGAAGAAAAGCACCAAGATCGTCCTGGCCATTGGAGCCGTAGGCCTGCTGTTAGCCGGCTATCAGGACGTAAAAAACCGAGAAACCAACGGGCTGCGCCGTGCGCACCTAACCGCCTGGCCAGACCGCACGGTAAGCTGTGAGCACATGAAGGACAACGGCGAGACCTGGGCGCTGTGCCGCTTCTGGCGCGCCGCCCCGAGCGTCTGGCTCAAGCGCGGCGACGCCTGGGCCGCCGCCGACGGCAATGCACAGATGGTAATCAGCCACCTCGAAAACACGGACACGACAGGGCGAGAACTGCCGCGACTGTACGTCGACCGAAAGACGCCGGTTTATATGACAAAGCCCGTTATGGCCCGATTCGAGGCCGTGAAGGACGAGATCCGCGACGAAAGGCGCTAACAGCAGCACGGCGTAATTTTGCGCCCTGCGTCTCCAGAAACGAAGAAAGCCCCCACCGCCGCAAGGCAGTGGGGGCTTTCTCGTTATGGCGTCAGTGCGTTTTGTTGGCGCGCGGCAGCATCGGGTGATGCTCCTCGACAGACATTGCCGCAAGGTAAATCGGCTCAGCAGCAGCCGCCACGGCGCTGACCAGCTCGTTACTGGCCGTCGCAATGCGCTGGAAGTGCTCGCCACCCTCCCGCGCCGTGCGCGCCAGGCGCAGATAGCGCTCGCGGTCTACCTCCATCATCTGAGGCGGCACGTAGTACTGCACCGCCGCCAGGCCGAGCTTTGACGCAAGCCGAACGGTTGACCGGCGGGCGATCGCCTCCCAGGCCAGCGGTGTGAACAGCGCGCGCTGCTCGCCTCGGTCGTCACGGAAAAGCCAGACGCTGCCGGCCGGAAACTCTCGCTCGTAGCGATGATAAAGACTCAGCGTCGAGTTGCGCAGGCGGTAGCCGACCAGCACGTCGATCTCCTGATCGCTCAGCCACAGATTGCCGGCCGTATCCCACTCGGCACCCACCACGCCCTTGCCGAAGTCCAGTTCGACTACGCGCCCGGTGAACTCCGCGCCCACCTCGGCGTTGTATTGCTCGGACTGCTGGCGCAGCAACTCGGCCTCCATGCGGTTGAAGGCGGCGATGTAAGCCTCTTTCCAGCGCGCAGCCTCTTTGCCGGTGAAACCCATGCACAGAAAGGTGAAGCCGTCGCGCGTCATGCGAAAGAACGGCTCCGGCTTGTTGTTTGAGCCGCGCCGGGAACACTCCGCAAAATTGCGGAGTGTGAATTCTGGCGAGCAATCTAGGCTCCTGATGCGCTTTAGAACGTCATCGTGGCGCTTGCCAAATACCTCGGCGACAACCAATGAAGTTGTAGTCGGGCGACCATCCTCCATGGTTACGGCGGACGAGTCCAAGACGTGTTGGTCGGTCATTCTTCTTGCTCCCTGGCTGCGATCAGCAGCCGATTAATTACCTTCGGCGCGGACTCTCCGCGCTGCTCAAAAAAAGCCAGGGCGGCGGCCGCCTCTGGCACAAGTCGGATAGCGGAAAGCTTTCTCCCCCCTTTTTCCAGCAGGCGCGCCTCGTACTCCTCGACACGCTGCGTCACGCTTTTCGGTTTCTTTTCCATCCCCTCCCTCTCGCGTTGTGATGCAACGTCCGCAGATTATCGCGCGTTGTGTTACAACGCAACAAATTTCAGGCACAAAAAAGGCCCCACCGCCGCGAGGCGATGGGGCAGGAACATCTGCGCAATTTTGCGCGCATGATCATCTCCCCAAAATTGCGGAGATGATCGAATCACTCTTGGCGTCCGTCTGGATAGGTCGCCTCGAGGGTGCAGCGGTAGCTTTGCTGGCGCGATCCGCTGGCGGTCACCTTGTCGATTGACCAGGTACCGCGCATGAAACTGGGCCAGCTGTCATCGAGCTCGAGCAGCCCCTCGGCGCTTAGCGCCGGATTCCCTGGGCAATCAATCCGCAGCTTTGCCGCCTCGCGCTGCGTCTTGCGCTGCTCGCCCTCGGCCGCGGCCTTCGCCTCGGCTTCGTTCTGGTAACGCTGGCGCACCGTCTTGAACGGCCCCTCGCCCACTTCCACCACGCATTCCTTGCCGGCGCTGCCGTCCCACCAGGTGGTCTTGCAGCCCTTGAAGCGCACGCGGCTGTCCTGGTCGATGCTCGCCGCAATAAAGGCGCGCTCGCCCGGGCGGTTGTCCTTGGTCACCGACAGCGTCACCGGCGGCAGGGTCTTGCCGCTCAGCGTCTTGACCTGGCCCCGACGGGCCAACACGTAGAGGTCATTGACCGGCTTTGTCACCGCGTCATAGCGGCGCGCGAGCCGGGTCAGAAAGCCCATGTCCGTTTCGTTCGACTGGTCGATGTGGGCGATTGGTATCGCGTCCAGCTCGGGGGCCACGCGCGGCGAGAAGCCGTGCTTGGTGGTCAGCTGGCGGAATACCTGGCCGAGCGTGGTCATGGCGTAGCTTGCCGAGCGCCGGGCCTTGAAGCCGGTCTCGTCCTTTACCTTGAAGGGGGCCGCGGTGGCCACGATCAGCAGCAGGGCCGGGAACAGTTGGGGCGTGGTGCGCGTGACGACAAACTCGCCCTTATCCACCAGCCCCGTTTCCTTGTAACCGACCCGCAGCCCCACCTTGCCGTCGACGCTGGGCAAGCCGTCGAGGCCCTCGATGTTCACCGTTAGCTTGAGGGTGTCCGATTCGACGCCCGCGGCGTCGACGTGCTCCCAGTCAACCAGGCGCGCATTGATCAGGGCGGCGTTGCTGCCGTAGATCTCAACCGCGGGCGTGTACCCTATCGACATAGCGCACCACCACAGCGGCAGCGGGGCACCTCCTGATAGCGCCCAGTCGAAAGCGCCATTACCAGCCCCTCGACCAACTCCTCGGGCGACGCACTTGCCAGCGCCTGCCGCCAGAACTGGCGCGCACGCACGGCGTCAATGTCGCGACGGATCTGCATTCCGATGATGCTCTCGAGGTCAGCAGAGCTCAGCGGCGGGAATGACTTTTCTTCTGACATAAATCCCCCTAATCCCACGCGGTAAGCGGTGCAGCCTGGGCCGGCTTGCTGGCCAGCTCGGGCAGGTTCACCCATAAGCCAGCCGGCAGGGCCGGGCCATACTCGGCCAGGCCAGGGTTGACCAACCACAAGGCCTCCTCGGCCTCGTCGTCAGATCGCCCCAGCTCGCGAAAGAGCAGCACGTTTGCCGTATCACCGGCGATGGTTCTAACCCGTCGCATTGACGAACTCCTGCAGCTCAAGCGTCCACGACAACAGCGTCGCGGTACCGTCGTCGATCACGCGCTCCTGGTCTTCGCTCACGGCGTCGATTCGCCAGCGCCCCCACACCCGGCCGACGCCGTCGACCAGGGTGTAGGGCTGGCGCGCGTCGGCCATGGCGCGCAGCTCGTCGAGCTTGGCCATGCCGGCCGCCAGCTGGGCCTTGCCGCTCAGCCGCAGCGACTCCAGGCCCTGGCCGGTGTTGTGCGACATCGGCTTGCTGCTGATGATGTCCAGGTCTACCCAGCCGCCCGTGGTCTTGCGCGCGAGGCGCTCATACGGGAAGCCAGAGGCGAGGCCGAACACGAACTCGCCCAGGGCCATCTGCTGTCGCATCAGTCGCTCCCATCAGTCAGAGACGCGCCACGCCGAACGGCGAGCGGGTCGGCCATCATCAGCGGCACAAAGTCGCCGCGCATTTTCGCCATCACCTGGTTGGCCAGCGCTTCGCTGGTTGCATGGTCGGCCCCGTTGACTTGGATCTGAGGCGCGAAAGTGATCTGCCGGTTGTCCGCGTTGGTCACCGCGGCCGCGACCTCGTCAGGGCTGCGCAGTCGGTCGACCGCCGAGCCGGCCATGCCGCCCAGCGCGCCGCCCGCTTCGCTGCCCAGCCACGCGCCAAGCGCACCGCCGAGCAGGCCACCGATGGCGGTGCCGATAATCGGCACCATCGAGCCCACCGCAGCGCCTGCAGCAGCACCGGCCCACATGCCGCCCATGCCACCGGCCGTCGAGCCGATTGATCCGCCGAGGTCTTCACCGTTTGAGTCGGGATCAGCAACCACCTGGCCAAGCTCTATAGCGCCGGCCGCCAGCATCAGCGCGCCGCCGCCTTTCATGCCCAGGCCCATGCCGCCACGGCCTGCCCGACCGCCAGCGCGCCCACCCTTGCCGGCGCGACCACCGCCGCCAGGGCCAACGCCACCAACGCCCAGGCGGGCCATGGCAGCGTTCAAGCGCATGACCGCAGCGTCGGCCGTCATCGCCGAGCGCGTGGTGGTGGCATCCAGCTTTACGCGCGCCAGGCCGGCCTTGTTGAACGCCTGACCGACCAGCAGCCCGGCAAACTTGAGGCCCAGCGCGCCGACCTTCATCGCGGCCAGGCCGCCACCAACTACCGCGATAGCGCCGGTTATCGACGGGAACTCGCGTGCGGCCCAGCTCAGCCCATCGACCAGCGCGCCCAAGGGGATCAAGACAACATTCAGCGCCGGCAGCATTGACTCGCCGACCAACGTCGACAACTCGACCAGCTTGGCCGTGAAGGCGTTCCAGTTGGCCCGCGAAGTGGCCGCCACACCTGACGCCTCGTCCATCATCGAGCTGCTATAGCTCGCCTTGTCGGACACGGTAGCGAACGCTTTCTCGACCGACTCGAGGTTTTGCAGCAGCGGCATGATCGCGCCAATCGACTCAGAGCCGAACAGCTGGGTGGCGAGCGCGGATTGCTCCTCCTCGGGCGCAGCTTTCAGCGCCTCGAGCACCGTCTTGATGGTGGCCGGGGCGTTCTGCTGCATGCCCAGGGCCAACTCCTCGGGATCGAAGCCGAGCTCCTCCCAGGTCTCGCGCTGGCCCTTGGTTGCTGCCTTGCCCTTGGTCAGCGCGCCGAGGAAGTTCTTAAACCCGGTACCGGCGATTTCCTTCTCGGTGCCAGGGTTGAGGAACGCCGCAGCAAGGGCCGCGCTCTGCTCAGGCGCAAGGCCAGAGGCCTGACCTATCGCGCCATAACGCTTCGTTACCGCCGCAATCTCGGGCGCTTTGGCGTTGAAGCCGCTATTGCTCAGATGGTTGGAAGCGTTGGCGAGGTTCATCGCGCCGGCCTGGTCCAACTTCATCGAGGCACGCCAGCCGGCCATGGTCTCGCCGGCTTCTTTGGCTTCCATGCCAAACGCCGAGGCCATGATCGCAGCGTCGCGCGTAAAGCTGATGATCTCGGCCTGCTTGCCAGCAGCGCTAAGCCCATCGCCCACACCAGACTGACCAGCCGCTGCTTGGATCTGCGCCAAGTCGACAGCTGTCAGGCCACCGGCGGCGATCTCTCGCTCGCTGGCCATGCGCAGGTTGGCGTGCGCCATTTCCTTGCGCTGCTCGCCCTCGAAGTTCACCACCTTGGCCACATCGGCCATGGCTACTTCGAGATCCATCGCCTGGCTGACCGGCTTGGCCGCCAAGTAACCGATAGCAGCGGTCTCCATGACCTGCCCGCGCAGATCCGCACGCGCGCCGCGGTTGGCGTCGATGCGGCCCTGGGCGGTGCGCACGGCATCGAGCCGCGCACGCTGCGACTGCAGGGCGGCGTTGGCTTGTTCCGTGGCGCTCTCTAGGCGCTTCTGCTCGGCTGCCAGCTGGCCAGTGTCCACACCAGCCTTGGTCAACTCGGCCTGCAGACCCTTGAGCTGGTTGCGCTCAGCCCGCTGCGCCGCTTCCAGGGTGCGCAGGCTGGCGGTGTTCTTGTCCTGCGCCCCGTCCAGGCGCTTGACCTCGGTCGTGGCGCTGGCCAGCTCTCGCCCGAGCCGGTTCTGCTCGATGCGCGCCGCCTTCACCTGGGCCGTGGTGGCTTCGGTCGAGCCCTCCAGGGCCTTGGCCGAGGCCGCGGCCTGGGCATACTCCTGCTCGAGGCGCTGCACCTGGGCCGCAGCGGCCTGGTGCGCCTTGCCCAGGCTGACCTGCTCGACCTTGGCCGCCTGCAGGGCGGTCTTGGTCTTGTCTAGCTTCTCGGTCAGCTTGCTGTAGCCGTCGGCCGAGCGGGCCAGGCGGTTGAGTTTTTCCAACTCGGCGCGCTGGCCCTTGATCTCGTCCTGCAGCTTGTCGGCTTTCTTCGAGAAGTCGCCGAACGTCTTCGAGTAGGCGTCCACGGCGGCCAGCCGTAGCGAGTACTTCGACTTGGTGTCAGCCATGCCCTACCCCTTTTGCTTTACGCCCAGGCGCGCCATGGCCAGCTCGTAGCGGCGCAGCCCTTTTCCGGCGTCCCACTCCAGAATCTCCGCTTCGCTTACGTGGTAAACGAGCGGCACGACATCGAGGATTACTTCGATGTCGCGCTCGGAAAGTAGGCCGCCGGCTTGTTCAAAAAAGCGTGCAGGCGCTCCTGCAGCTGCGTCCAATCGGGGATGCTCAGGCGCAGCACCTCAACCGTCGACAGGCCGGTGCAATGCGCGCTGATAAAGTCGGTGCGCTCGTTTTCGGTCTTGAGCTTGCGCATGACCTTGGTCGCCTTCATCGCCGGCACCTGCAGAGCCAGACGGTCAACCGTGCGGCCGATGGCCTTGATCGGCACCAGGAGCGGTGCGTCGTCAGGATCCTCGGGCTTGCGGCCCAGGAAGTAGCTGGCCGGCAGGTTCACGTACTCGTGCATGCGCGTGACCAGGGCCACGTAGTCGGGGCGCTTGATCTGCTCGAGCACGCCGACCGGCAAGCCGGTGGCCACCAGCAGCAGGGCCTCGAACTGTTCTTCTTCATCGGTGCCGACACTGGCCAGCGCGGCGCGGTGCTCCTCGACAGTGAAGGCGCGCAGCTCGATGGTGGTCAGGATCTCGCCGCCCTCGAGGGTGACGGGCCAGCGCAGGGGATGCGGTTCGGGTTTCCAGCTCATTGCGGGGATTCCTTACAGACACGAAAAAGCCGCCCGCAGGCGGCTTGGTTCGAGGGTTGAGGGTTAAACCATCAGGGCCAGGCGGCGCGCGCCCTTGAGCAGATCCACGCCGTTGACGACGACCTTTTGGGTGCGCGTGTCGATGTCGATCACCGGCACGCCCATTTCCAGGCGGGTGTAGGTGCGCAGGGCGATTTCCAGCACGGTGACCGGCTTGTCGCCCATCTTGAGGGTCTTCTCCTCGAGCTTTTTCAGCTTGCCGCCTTGCACGTGGTAGGTGAACCACTCGTTGCCGTCCTGGTCTTCGCCGGCCTCCTGCACAGTCAGCAGGATTTCGTCGCCGCCGCTGACGCCCAGGGCCGCCATGATCGGCAGGCCGACGCCCTGCAGCGTCAGCTTGCCGGTCAGGGCTTTCATGCCGGTGGCCATCTCCTCGGGGATGTAGCGGCCCCCGCGCATCTCCTCCATATCGAACTCGATCGCCGGCGGATCGTAGTCTTCGATAGTGGCGTTAAGCGGCAGACCCTGCAGGGTCGCCGTGATGATCTGCCGCACTCGGTTGGTAAACATCAGAGGACGTCCTCCAGGAATTCTTCGATGATCGCGTCAGACGCATTGAGCTGGTAAATCATGTGCTCGTTCGGGGCATAGCGGCCGTAATCGATGCACAGGTACCAAGTGCCGTTTTTGTACTTCTCGACGCTGTTCAGCTCGGGGTGCAAGTACACCTTGCCGCCCGGGATGGTCTCGTCGGCGACCAGCGTCTGCAGCCAGTCGTCAATGCGCTTGACCTCCTGCTCCATGAACGACTTGGTCAGGTTCTTGGCCATGACCTTCTGCGCCGCCTTGACCAGCTTGCGGGTGATGGCGTCCTCGAGGCCCACGTAGCTGATGAACTTGCCGGTGATCGTGCGGTTACCGATCAGCGAGAAGCCGCCCAGGGTGGTGCGCGCGTAGTAGCTCACGCCGTAGCGGTTGAGCAGGTCGCCCTCGGTCGACTTGTCGAGGATGTTGTACTCGACCACGCGCGAGACGTCGGCCGCGTAGGTCACCTGGTTGCCCGGGCTTTCCCACTGCTTGACCGCTGCCAGCGCGGCGATCGCCAGGCTCGAGGGCGGCAGGAACACGTTGGCCTTGGCCGCCTTGGAGTAGACCGCCGGCATCTGGTGGACCATGTAGCCCCGGTCGTAACCCAGCTCGGCACCGCCGATCGACTCGGAGTTGGTCACCTGGCCGGAGACCGGCACGTCGAGCCCGTCGAAGACGAAGCGCGCGCGGATCCGCTTGCCCAGGCTGGCCAGCTCGCTGTGCACCGCCTGCGCGTCGGAGAAGCCCGGGGCGCCGATGATGGTCGGCAGCTCCTGGCAGGTGGTCAGCGCCTGCAGGCCGGTTTTCTGGCCCGACTCGAGGTCGATGCCGCCGATCACGTTGCTCAGCGTGTCGGCCTCGAGGGCGCCCTCCTCGACGACCACGACATAGATCGGCACCTTCACCACCTTGAGGATCTGGTGCACCACCTGGTAGAGCGTGCCCGCCTCGGCGCCGGTCGGATCCAGCAGCGCAGCCAGGGTGTAGCTGTTGATGCGAAACGGCGCATTGCGCGGCACGCTCATATCCGCGTTCGGCGCGGTACCGACCAGGCCGACGACATTATCGCCAAGCCCGCCCATTGCCTCCGGCGACTCGGTCGTCTCGACCGAAACGCCGTTGTGCTCGAAATTGGTTACCTCGGCCATGGTTACTCCTTAGCGGCGGTTTTCTTGGTGGCAGCGGCGGCGGGCGCCTCGGCCTCGGTTTCGGTGGCGGTCAGCTTGATGCGGCCGGCGCGCAGCAGCTGCTGCGCCTCGACGTCCATCAGGTCGAGCTTTTCGCCCTTGTTCGCCCAATGGCCGCCCCCCTTGGGGAATGCGACGAGGACGGTGTAGCTCTTACGAAGTGCAGGCATGCGGAGTGCTCCAGGCGTAAAAAAACCGCTTTCGCGGCGGTGGGTTGCGGTAGGTGTGCAGCAGGCCCTGGTGGCCGGGTGGCCATCGGTCAGGCGGGAGCCGGTAGTGCGCTCGCTGCCAGCGGCGGCGAAGCGCGAGCATGAGGAACAGGAGCATCGAGACCTCCAGACGATCGCGTAAGAATCAGATCCGCCAGCACCCCCTCCACCGTCCTCTGCGCCTGGCAGTGCTTGCTGTAGGCCAGGAAGCTGTTCACGCGTTGGCGAACGTGCTCCTGATCGATCAGGCCGGCGCGGTATTGGGTGGCCAGCTGCCGGAACGATGCTTTGGCGCGTTTGATGTTGCGTTTGCGCGGCAGGATGTGGGTTGGCCAGATGCGGTAGCCACAGAAGTCGAGACCGCGCTGCCAGGGATGGATCGCGGTCTTGGGGTTCATCGCCAGGCATAGGCTGTTGGCCGTGGCGGATAGCGCGCGCATGGCCTCGGCGGCAGCAGCCTTGTTCGGCAGTACGGCGATGAAGTCGTCCATGTAGCGCACGTAATACTTGATGCCCAGCTGATCCTTCGCAACGTGGTCGAGGTGGTTCAGCAGGACGTTGGCGCCGAGCTGGCTGGTCAGCGCACCGACCGGCAAGCCGATGCCAGCTTCGTGGCCGTAGCCTGCGATGATCTGGCGCCACAGCCAGAGGGCGTCGGGGTCGCGCACGGTGCGCTCGATCTCGCGCAGCAGCGAGGCGTGGCGGATGCTGGAAAAGAAGCGGCTGATGTCGGCCTTGAGTACGTAGCAGCCGTCGCCGTGGTTGCGCTTGGCCACCCGCAGGAAGTGCTGCGCCCTGGCGACAGCCGCTTGGGTGCCTTTGCCGACGCGACAGGCGTAGGAGTCATGGATGAATTTGCGCTCGAACAGCGGCTCGACCACGCGAACAAGGGCGTGATGAATGACGCGATCGGCGAAGGGCGGCGCCTGAATCAGCCGCAGCTTAGGCTCCTTTACAACGAATTCGCGCTGTTTGCCGGGTCGCCAGCTCTTCCACAGCAGGTGATTCTGCAGGTTGACCAGATTCTCCTCAACGTTGGCAGAGAAGCGCAGCACCGAGCCGCGCTCGCGCTTGCCGCGCCGGGCTTCCAGGTAGGCGGCGTAAAGATTCTCGAAACTGGTGATCTGGCCCCATAGGCCAGCGGTTGTAACAGGCACAGCAGAAACCTTACCTCATGCGAGGGATAGGGCAGGCGCCGCCGCATTGGCCGAGGCTACTAGCCGCGACGCCCTGTAAATCTTCGACAACACGGTCTGGACAAAGGCCCCAAAGGAAACGCACTGGACGCCGGCCCGTGAGCCTGGCGCCTTCTGGCGGTAATCGTTTGCGAGGCGGCCGCCGATGTTCGTGTTCGCGTTCGACGCGGCGTTGTTGACGTTCAGATAGAACAGGCCGGCGTTCGAGCCGTTGCCGTAGTTGCCACCGTAATAAGCCATTGCCCAATGTTGCTATTTGCGTGTTGCGGCGCCCTCGTGCTTGATCCAGGCGCCGACGATGCGGCCGATCTCGTTGACGTGGCGCATCCAAACATCGAGGCGCTTGGTGCTGATGTAGCTCAAGCGGTGCGCCTTGCGGATCAGCCCGCGACAGACCTCCAGCTCGACGTCCAGGTCGAACAGCGCGGCGGTCTTCTGCTTGCGCTTCCAGGCGACCACCGTCAGCCGCAGCAGACGGTTGATGGTGGCGCGCAGGTCGGCGCAGAGCAGATGCCGCTCCAGTTTCGGGAACTGGTGCAGCACGGTGTGCGTGTAGGCGTCCAGCTCCTCGAGCTTGGTCAGCAGGACCAGGTGCGCATCACTCACGGCAGCGGCTTCCCCTCGTCGTGCTCGATGCTGCGTTCGCAGTGGCCAGGGTCGAGCTTGTCGAGCAGCTTGCAGAGCACGCAGCCCCACCGCTCGCCGCCTTTCGCGGCCTTGGCGGCGCGCGAGCTGATGGTCTCGTCCTCGTCGCCGCCGAACGCGGCGTTCGCCAGCTGGTCGTGCGCGATGGCGAGTTTCCAGGCGCGGTCGCTGCCGGCCAGTACGGCCAGCAGCATCCAGGCGCTGGCGACGATCCCGGCCAGGGCGCAGAGCAGCCACAGGCCGATCATGCGCAGGCGCTTCACCATGTGATGCCCTCCAGCTCGGCCGGGGTGGTGGCGGCCTCGATCTGATCTTCTGCGGCCTGGCGGCGGCCGATCAGTGCGCCGCTGTGCTCGGCGTAGGCCTGCATCTTGGCCGCGACGCGGCCAGCCAGGTCGATGACGGTCAGCCCACGGGCGGCGGCGATGGCATCGAGCAGCGGCACGGGGGTATCGGCATCGAGCGCCAGGGCTTCGGCTTCCTTGACTTGCTGCGGCCAGCTCTTGACCTCGCCCTCGGGGTACGGCGCCGCCAGGGCGGCGAGCGAGGCCTCGCAGTGCTGGTTGATCTCAGCGAGCTTGCGGGCCTTGGCGTCGCGCAGCGCTTCGGTCTCGGCGGCGGGGTAGTCCAGCGCGCCCAAGTATTCGGCCTGCTGCGGATCGCAGGCGGGGACCTCGCCGGGCTGGCCCGGCTGATCAATCGCAACGAACAGGCCGTTATCACGGTACTCGGAAGGCACACGCCAGGCGCGCACCACCGCATCGGTGCCCAGCAGCGGCAGGTTGACGCTGACAGCGCCCACGATCAGCACGGCGTTTTCGATCTTCATCATTTTGCAAAACTCCTAAAGGGGCGCCCGCTCGGCGGGCTGGCCCCGTTACATGACTCAGGTGACAGGATTCATCACACCTTTGCGAGGCGGCCGCCGATGTACGGGATCGCGTACGACGCGGCGGTGGAGACGTACAGATAGAACAGGCCGGCGTACGAGCCGACGCCGTAGTGGCCACCGTGATACGCCACGCAGTTGGCGTTCGCGTAGCTCTGGTCGGCGGTGGTGCCGTTGGCTTCGGCGCTGTCGGTGGTGGCTGGCACGAACAACGGGCCGAGGTCGAAATCAGCGCCGGCGTTGGCCGACAGGCTCACGGTCCAGCCGTTGGCCGGGGCGGTGGCGCCGGTGTTGATGTAGCCCTTGTTGCCGTGCTTGTCCCAGATCTCGTAGCGTTTCGCCGCATCGGTGCGCAGGCCGTCGACCATCTGCCAGACGTTGCCCCACAGGCCGACGATGCCGCGCCAGGTGGCTTGCGCCACGGTGGGGTGGTCGACTACCTGTACGCCAGACGGCGAGTTGTCGACATGGCCGCGACCGATCAGGGCTTGGCTGTTGGCACCACCCATCTCGATCATGGCCAGCAGCTGAATGGCGCTGAGCTGGTAGTAGTCCCACAGCTGGAAGCCCGACACGCCAGAGACGTTCCGCGCGGCGGCGCGACCCTGCATCGTCGGGAAGTCGATCGACACCAGCGGCGTGACGCCCGGCTTGGAGCCCAACTTGGTGCCGTCCGCCGTGCCCTGGTACTTGCCGACCCAGAACTGGCCGATGGGCGCGCCGGCGCGCATGAACGCCGGATGCAGGGTGAAGCCCGCGGCGGGCTGGTCGCTGATCCACCAGGCGCGCTTGCCGGCGTTGGGGCCGGCAGCGATGGTGCCGGCCTTCACGTAAAACGCGGGGATCTTGACCATGGCCTGGCCGTCGATGGTGACGTCCTGGATCTGGCCGTAGGTCTGGTGGCTGCTGAAGAATGCCGAGTCGGTCACCTTGGTGGCGCCGTTCTCGTCGATGCGCGCCCAGGTGCCGGAGCCGCCGCCGGTCGACAGCAGCGCGATGCCCACGATGGTGGCGAACGCGGCCTTGGTGGTGAACTTGCTCTCGCCGGACCATTCCGACCAGCCCTTGGTGACGCCCTGGTGGCGCACGCGCACGTAGTAGCCGGTTTCGCCCGCTTGCAGCACGCCCGCCGGGACCACCGCTGTCAGCAGGTTTACCGCATCGGTGCCGCTGTCCCAGACCGGGGCGCTGAAGGTGCCGCCGGCAGTGCGGATTTGCCACTGGCTGGCGGCGTGCGTGTCTTCGCCGCCGGAGACGGTGAACGAGGAGCTGGCCAGCGTTGGCTGCTCGGGTACGTCCAGCGCATTGCTGACCGGGCCGGTGACGGTCGGCGCGACCACGTAGATGAAATCGGCAGCGGTGGCGAAGCTGGTCACGGCGGACCAGTCGGACCAGAGGCCGGCGACGTCCTGGACGCGACCGCGCAGGTAGTAGGTATTGCCGGCCTGCAGCACCTCAGCCGGGACGCGGTACGACAGGCCGGAGCCCAGGGCACCGGAGTCGTGCAGCACGGTGGCGAACAGGGCGTCGGTCGAGATCTGGAACTGCACGGCCTGCTGGGCATTGCCGGCGGGGCTGGTGTAGTTGTCCAGGGCCAGCGTCGGGCGCTCCATGATGCCGACCGAGGCGTCCGCCGGCGAGGCGATGGCCGGTGTGCTTGGGGCCAGCTCCGGGTTGAGGAAGCCGCCGAGGCCGGTGGGCGTGCCCAGGGCGACGATGTGCGAGAGGGTCAGCGCCTCACCCTCAATGTCCAGCCGCAACCAGCCGTCGCCGCGCATCGGCAGGATGTATTCGTAGTCCGCCATGCCGGCCGGGATGCTGCCACCGCTGCGGCGCATGGACCAGCCGCACTCCTTCCATGTGCCCTGGTAGGCATCGCGGTAGTAGAGCCGTGCCTCGGCAGCACTGAGCGAGCGGCGAATCACCACGGCGCCACCGTCGCTGTCGGTGCCGATGTTGATCGCCTTGGTCAGGTAGATATCGCCGACCTCGCCGCGGGCCAGCGCAGCGCCCTGTACTGCGAGGCTGGAGCGCGACAGCGTGGCGGTGGCGCTCCAGTCACGCGCCAGGTTGGCGGTCAGGCGCACGCGCTGGCCGGAGAGGATGTTGGCGATCTGCACCAGGGCGGATACCGGCGCCGGATTGCCCTCTTCGTCCAGGGCGGCGGGATCGGTCAGCACGTAGTAGTCGCCGGCGCGCAGCGCGCTGGTGTCGGCGACGTCGAGCGAGTCATCCCCATTTATGCCCTGCACCACGGCCACCGGATCGATATCGATCAACGTATAACCGGGGGTGAACATCTCGAAGTTGATCGCGTTGCCGCGGTACAGCCAGTCGAGGCTGACGGCGCGCTGCACGGCCACTGAGCTGGTGGCCTCTACGCCGTCAAGACGCTGATCGAGGGTGGCGACCTGCTCGCCAAGCGTCGCGCCGGTTTCTTCGAGCACGCGCGCGAGGTAGGCGTCGTTATCCAGCAGCGCCTGGTGCACCGGGTTCCAGGTGTCCGGGTGCGCGACGCTGTTGGTGGTCAGCTGGGGGATGCTTTCGCTCAGCTGCGGGTTGGCGCTGGGGGTCAGGGGCATGGGGTTACTCCTCAGTATTCGAAGACGATGTCGAAGTCCATCTCGCCGTAGGGCTCGAGCTCGATGGGGGCGATTTTTTTACGGGCGACCAGCACGCCGGAGGCGGTGAAGGCGCCGACCTCGGTGATGGTCTTGCCGCTGACCGCGCTGCCCGGCAGCGTGGCCGAGGCGGTGACCTCCGGGCCGGCCGAGGTGGCAGTGGCCGGAAGGCGCAGCACCTCGGCCTCGAGGGCGGTGTCTTCGTCGGGCGAATAGGCGCGGGTGCCTTCGCCGAACGCGAGGTAGGCGATGGGCGACAGCGCCGAGCCGGTCGCGGCAGCGAGGGCGATGTGGCTGCGGTAGGCCGTGGTGGTAAGGATGGGTGACGTCATAGGGCTACCTGCTGAGTTGTGCCGTGCTGGCGGATGCGAGCGGTGATGCGGGCGCGCACGCGCGGCGCGGAAGGCCGGGCGCCGAGCTGCCAGGTGCCGTCGAGCTTGTGCAGGCCGAGGCGGTCGAGCGCGGCATCGCCGAGGGTGATGCCTTCGTCGAGCGGCCAGCCGCCGAGCGTGAGCGAGTCAAGCCGGGCGCTGCCGTCGAGCGGCAGGTAGCGCGGCGCGAGGTCCGCCGGCTGAGCCGGCGAGCCGGTACCGACGGTGGCGCGCAGCTGCAGGCGCAGGCGCTGACCCATGCGGGCGTGCCCCTCTGCCCACGACCAGCTGCCGACCAGGCGCAGGCCGTCGAGCCGAGTGCTGCCGTCGAGCTGCTGCGTGCCGTCCAGGTGCCGCGGCGCGGTCTCGCCGCCCAGCGACCAGCAGCCGTCGAGCGTGCGGCGCTGAAGGGGTTGCACGCGCTGGCATTTGGCGAGGCGGATGCGGACTTGTTGAGCAAGGCGGGTGGCGCGGACGGGGCGGCCGAGGTGGGCGCGGATGGCCGCGACAATTGCCACCAGCTCGCTACGCAGCGGCCCATGCTCCTCGGCCAGCGCGCGGATCTTGCTCTGCTGCTCGCGTGACCAGGCGCCGTCGGCGGTGTTGATGTGAATGGCGTACTTCGACCAGTGGTCGAGCGGCGTCGCGCGCATCAGGGTCGCACTGCCGTCCGGCGGGGTGAGCGTCGGCGTGCCGTCCAGTTGCCAGCTGCCGTCAAGCGTCAGTCCGCCAAGCGCCTGCCAGGCGCGCTGGTAGGCGGTGCCGCCCTCGATCGACAGCACGTCATAGCCTGCCGCTGCCAGTGCGCGCTTGATCGCGTGACGAGTTCCGGCGAGGCGCTTGACCTCCCACGCGCCCGCCACGGCGGCGCGCTTCTGCGCCTCCGGGGCCGTGGCGGGCCAGTGAGTGATGCCGCGGTCGGCGGCGAGATACGGCAGGAACTCGGCCGGCGTCTCGGCGGCATTCATCAGCGCCGGGAACGGCGGGGCGATGCGGTCGATCAGCTCGCCCGCGACCGTGTCGAGAGCGAGCTCGAGCAGCGAGCTGTTGGCCGGCAATAGAGTCATGGGCTCAGCACCTTGATATCAATCGCGATCGAGTCGCAGAAAGGGGCCTCGCCATCGCTGCAGGCGATGGGCGCCAAGGGCTCGAGCAGATCCAGGCGCACCGCGCCGGCGCCGATCAGGCGGGCGCGAATGTGATCAGGGTCGACGTACCCTTTCAGGCGATGCTGCGCGGCGGCGTATTCAGCCAGGGCGCTGACAGCCGACCGCTGTGTGATCTCGGCGTCAGGGCCGGGGTTGATGTAGGCGGTGGCGCGGATCTGGTACCCGACGATGACTGCCGGGCGAATGTCGACCGTGTCCGTCTCGGGCGAAACGTCCTCGCGCGCGAAGTGGGCGCGCTGGGCGTCGAGCAGGGCCTCGCTCGGCTCGCCGCGAGCGGCGCGGCTAAGCACCCACACCGTGACGACACCGGGTGCTGTGCGCACGGGGCGGACGTCCTTCACCTGTGCGGCGAGGGCGTCGGGCTGCAGGGTGTACGTAACCACCACGGTGCCGGGCTCGGGGGCAGTGATCGATACGGCGGCGCGGTCGCCGAGGGTCAGCGCCTCGCGGCGGTAGTGCAGCCTCGAGCCAGCGGCCGGCGCGTGAGGCGCCAGGTAGTAGCGCAGGCGCAGATCCTCGTCCAGCTCGACCTCAGCGGGTACCGGCGGGAAGGCGTCGGGGTCGCCGGGGGTGACGACGCGGCGCTCGAGGCCCATGTCGGCGGCGCGGGCGTCGAGGTTCGAGCCCTCTGCCCACCAGGCCAGCATTTGCTTGATTCGCGCGTTGTATTTTCGCTCGTGGCTCTGCAGGCGCAGCGTGAAGGCCTGCAGGATCATGGCCAGCAGGTCGCTGTCGTTCTCCAGCGCCTCGGCCAGGCGTGCGGCCTTCTCGGGGTCGCGGGCCTGCACATAGGCCAGCACCTCGGCCTTGAACTCGGCGAGCAGCGTCTCGAAGGTTTCGACCTTGACGATCTCGGGCTCGGCCAGCTGGTTGAGCCCCGGAATAAGCATGCTCACGTGACCACCTCAAACGTCATTTTTCGGTTGTGCCATGTACCGGCCAGGCGCAGCCGCAGGCCGGCGCCCTCGCGGGTGGCGACGATCGCCTCCGGCACGAACTCGCCGATGCCGTTCGCCTCGTTGTAAAAGGCCTCGGCCGCGTCGGCCTGCGCGAGGATCAGCAGGCGATCGCCGAGGTTCTTGCCCAGCCTGGTGGGCAGGCGGCAGCCGTACAGCGGGCGCTTCTGGCGGGTGCCGAGCGGGGTCGTCAGGGCGCGGGTCGCGCGCTGCACGAAGGCGGGCCAGTCGTCGACGGTGGCGCCGGTGTCGCGGTCGATGCCGATCATGCTGGTACCCCGCCGATGCTCGGGCCGCCCGAGTTCAGGTGCTGGTGATCCTTGCCGATGTTCTTGCCGTCGTGATCGACGAGCGGCCCGACCAGGTGCACGCCGCTAGCGTCGATCCGGATGCCGGAGCCATTGCTCAGCAGCTCGATGCCGTCGCGGTCGTGCTTGATCGTGGTCGGACCGTTTTCCCAGGCCTGCGCGTGGGCGGCGTGGTCATAGGTGCTTTCGGCGCCGTCGGGATAGGTGCGCCGGTGCAGTTCGCCGCGATCGGAGACCGGCGGGAAGGCGCCCGAGGGGATGCCCGTCAGGGCCACGCTCTGCGCGCTGCCGTCACCGGCGCCGAAGTTGATCAGCAGGCATTGCTCGCCCGCGCTCGGGTGGCGCGTCTCGCTGACCTCGCCGGCGCTGGGGTTGAAGTAGCGGATCCACGGCGACAGCAGCTCGCCATGGCTCACCCGGCAGCGCCCGGCCGCCGGATCCACGGCGGCCACGGTGCCGATGCGGTTGTGATTCTCGGCGCGCCGGCGCAGGTCTTCGATTTCCGTCTCGAGTTCGGCCAGACGCTCGATCAGCGGCGCCAGGTGGACCCGCAGAATGGCGTCGAACATCGTTACACCTCGAGCGGTTGGTAGTTCGCCGGATCGTCAGGATCCACCCGCCAGGTGAAGGCCACGAGCGGGGCGGTGTTGAGGGTCGGCTCGGGCTCGACCTCGCCGATCGCCAGGCGCTGCCGGAAGGTGACGCCCCAGGCGTCGTATCCGTCGGCGCCGCGCTGGAATATCGAGGGGCCGCTGTGCAGATCCTCGGGGTAGTTGCACTGGCGCCCGTGGAAGCCCCAACGGTTGCAGTCGGCCAGGCGCTCGAGGGCGGTCGCGAGGTTGATCGCCTCGAGGTTGGCGTACTTGCGCCACCGGGCCACGACCGCGTGCAGGGTGACGGTGACGTCGTGCACGTAGCGCCCGTCGTTGTGCCGGGTGGCCGGGGTGGTGCGCTCGAGCTCGATCAGCACGGTGGCATCGCCGACCTTGCCGTCAAACTCGTCGTAATTGGCCACGCTGACGCCCAGCCCAGCAGCGTGGACGGCATCACCGATGGCGAAGAACAGGTCTGACAGCTGATTAAGCGGCCTCGAGGACATAACGGGCCTCCTGCTCGAACAGCTCCATGAATCGATTGTTGGCGCGGCGCTCCCAGCGCTCGAGGGCGCCGAGGCCTTCGCCTTCCCAAGCCTCGGTCACCTTCTCGATCGGCAGGCGCTCGCGGCCCTTGCGCCGGAAAACCAGGCGCTGCGTCGATCGCATCGGTGATATGAAGGCGGCGTCGTATTGGCGATGACCGACCGCGACGCCGGTCGGGGTCTGCTTGGGCGTGCCCAGGTAATGCACGCTGATCGGTCGCAGACCGACCCACAGCTTCACCTCCTTGGCGGTGGATCGGCTGTGGATCTGGTAACGGTGGCGGATGGGGCTCTGCGTGATGCGCAGCTCGCGGGAGATCTCCCGCGAACTGTGCGTGCGCAGCCACAGCGCCGTTTTGCGCAAGGCGCGGGCGGCGGCCAGGTCGAGGCGGCGCGGCATATCGGCGATGGCCTTGTCGACCGACGCCCAGCCGTCCACCTCGAAGTTCAGCTCGAAGCCTGCCATCTGCCCCGCTCCCCTGCAGGTGCTGCTCGGTTGCCATACGGCACGAGGGTTAACAGCGAGCGCAGGCGGCCGAGCGGCTCGACGTTGCCGACGGAATACTCGACCCCGTCGACGACGATCTTCGCCGTCCGGTCCTGCGGCACCGCCGGGGTGGCCATCTGCAGCAGCACCTGGTCGCCTTTCACGCGCAGGTTCGCCGCGTTCGGATCCACGCCCGAGCGGTACTGCCGACCCGAACGGGCCGGCGCTCCCAGCATGCCGTTGACCGTGCGCGCCTCCCGCCCCGGCTCGATCACCTGCACGGTGCAGCCGAACTCGTCGGGGTCGTAGAGCGCGTCGAGGTCGTCGGCGCCGATCACTTCTTGCCGGCCTTGGCGTCGGTGGCGGCCGGCTCAGCGGCTGCAGCCTTGGCCTTTTCCAGCGCGGCGACTTCGGCGGTCAGCTCCTTGACCTCCTCGGTCAGCTCGTCGCGTTGCTTGCCGAACTCCTCGAGGTCGCTTTCCAGCGCCTTGAGATCACCGGCCAGCTCGTTCTTGCGCGCCTGCAGGCGCTCGATTTCGGCCTCGAGGGTGGTGCGCTGCTCGTCCAGCCCGTCGAGGCCGTCGTCGCCCTGCTCGGCGCGATAGGCGGCGACCTCCTCGTCGGTGGCGTCGCGGGCCAGCTTCGAGCCGATCCAGTCGTTGCGCAGCGCGCGGTCGACCTTGAGCGTGGTTTCGGCGGGTACAAACTCGCCGTGCACGCTCAGGCCGAGCAGCGTCACCACGATGTAACTCGTGGGCAGTTGCTTGCTCATGGGGTTGGTTCCTTGTGATGCGGTCAAAAACGGGGGCCGGAGCCCCCTACCTGCCCGCTTTCAGGTTCGGTTAGCCTGCTGCCTTGTTGGCGATGCAGAAGGCCTCTTTGCGGCGGATGCCGGCGTCGACGTCTTGGAATACGCGCAGCATCAGGCCGTCGCTGCCAGCCAGGGCATACGGGTCGGGCTTGAGGTCCAGCACGCCCCACATGCCGAGGATCATCTGCGAGAAGTCGCCATAGACCCACTTGTCGGCCGGCATCTGGTTGGTGGCCTCGGCGTGGTAGCCGTTGACCTCGTTACCCTTGTCCCACAGGCGCTCGCCGGTACCGGCGAAGACTTCCTTCTTCTTGGCCTTGCCGCGCTGCGTGACGCTGGTCAGGTAGGCCAGCGAGCCGCTGTCGACGTTGAAAGTCGCCGCGTTGGTCTCCATGTCGACGACCGTATCCCAATCAATCCCGGTGCTCGGGAAGTTGAGGGTCGGAACGCCGGCCATGTTCAGCAGGCCGAGGATCTGGTTATCGACGCCGGTGCCGGTCAGCAGCGCCAGGTCGATGGCCACGCCGATGCCGTCGACCAGGTCGCCGATGATCAGCGACTCGATCGAGCGGCTGGCCTGCTTGCGCAGCTTGCGGGTGACCGGGATCGCGCCGGCGATGGTCTTCGGCGACAGCGGGATGGTGGTCAGGTCGAAGTCGCTCGGGGTGACGTTCTCACCCTCGCCCAGCCAGTAGAAGTTGCTGCCGTTGAGCTTCTTCGGAATGTCCAGGTCGCCCACCAGGCCGCCCAGCATGCGCATGCCCAGCTTGGCCATCACGGTGCGGTTGCGCAGGATGTCGACGAACTGGTCGAGGCGCAGGTCAGTGGCCACCAGCTCGCCACCCTTGCCGGCTTCGGTCTTGTTCATGCCGCGTTTGTAGCCCTCGAGCAGCAGGTCGTGCGGCACGTAGAAACCGCGCGCTTCCTTCTTGAGGTGGTCGCCCAGGGCGATGCTGACCTCGCGCTCGAGGCCCGCCTTGCTCCAGTCGTTCTCGGCGTAGGCGTTCATGGCGCGCATCAGCGAGTATTCGCCGACTTCCCGCTCGGTCAGGCCCATGGCGCGAGCCGATACGTCCTGCGTGAATTTCGGCAGCTCGCGGGCGCCTGGCTGCGCCGGCGGGGTGCTGGTCGCGACAGGCTTGTGGCGCTCGAGCAGCTGCGCGCGCAACTGGTCAACCGAGTGACCGGCGGTGATGGCTTCGGACGCCAGCGCGCGGTGCGCCGGGAACTGATCGCCGAGGGCCATCAGGTCGGCCACGCGCTGACGCTCGAGGGCTACCGGGTCGGTGCCGTTGGTGGTGGTGGTGGCGGTCGGATTGGTGCGCTGACCGTCGTTCGGATCGTTCGGCTGGGGCATTTCGATACCTCGAATGGTGATGGTGTGAGAGGGTGTTTCAGGGGCGGAACGCCCTACCCCGACGGTCGGGTCGGCAGGGATGGAAACGCTGGAAACCTCGTAGGGCTCCCAGCGGGTGACGCGGTAGTGATCGAGGCCGTTTTCGCTGCGCTCGAGGACCATTTCGACGGGGATGTAGCCGACCGAGATATTCCGGCGGATGCCGTCGATCACGTCCTGCCAGATCTCCTCGGCGCGTTCGCTGCGCGAGAAGCGGATCCGCGCGCGCAACTTGCGATCGCTGTCGAGCCAGGCCTCGTCGACGACGCCGATCTGCCCGTTCCAGCTGTTGTGCTGCAGCAGGAAGGGCGCGCCGGCGCGCAAGCGGGTCAGATCGACCGCCTCGTCGGAGTGGTCGAGCACTTCCATGCCGAACCACCGGCGCACCGGGTATTCGCTGGAAACCGCGACCTCGACGGTGCGGGCCTCCTTGTCGATGGTCGACAGATCGACGGCGAGCGAGCGCTGCAGCTGCTTGCCCTCGATCTGCCGCAGAACGGGCGCCGGGGCGCCGCTATTCGTCGTCGGTGCCGTCGGGTTTGGCATCGTCGGGTTCCTCGGTTGGTTGGGGTTCAGCGAGCAGACCCAGCTCGCGCAGGCGCTCGGCCTCGTCGGCCAGCTCGGCGAAAATCTCGTCGGGGTCGTCGCCATTGGCGCGGATGTACGAACTGCGCGACTTGGTGCGGTTGCCGATCGACTCGGTGGCCGATTTGCTGTCTTTCAGCGGGTCGACCCAATCCCAGCCACGTGGCTGCCAGGCCTGCTCGCTGCTGCGAGCCAGATCCCGGGGCGGGATCTGCAAGGCGCCCTTGAGCAGGGCGCACTCGAACCAGGTTTCGCCGAGGCGCTCGAGCAGCTCGCTGATAACCAGCTCCTGCACGCACTTGTAGAAGTCGCGCTCGTCGAGCGTGCCGTCGCGCAGGCTCGAGAAGCTCACGCCCTCGAGGTCGTTGGAAAGCCGGTTGTAGCTCGGCCCCAGGCCACCGGCGGCGCTGCGCAGGGTGTCTTTGACGAAGGGGGCGAAGTCGCTCCCGGGCGTGTTGTGGTTGAGCTCGCGGTACTTGTAGCCGTAGGGCAGCGCCCGGGCGGTACCGGCCTCGACTTCCTCGTAGATCGCACCGACGTCGTCTTCGTCGTCGTTGGGCGGGTCGAGCCATTCGGCGTCGGGCTCATAGAAGCCGGTGATCTTGGCCGCATGCTCGGCCTTGATCCGCGTCGCCTGGCGAAACTCCTCGAGGTGGTGCAGATCCAGCGCGGCGGCATGGGTCCAGGTGAAGCCACGCACCTGGTGCGGGCGCCACGGGTCGAAGCTATGGATCAGCTCGTCGGCCGGGATCCGCTCGTACTTCTCCTCGACCGGGCCGTGATAGACGTCGCCGGGGTGGTACTTGAGCAGCCAGTAGGCGACCGGGCGCTCCCAGGCGTCGAGCTCGACGCCCATGCGGATGCGGTTGCCGTTGTCGAGTTCCTGGTTAAGGTTGAGATCCAGCCGATCGGCCTCGAGGATCTGCACCGCGAAGCCCCAACGGTTCGGCCAGTTGCGCAGCAGGCGCACAAGCACCTCGCCGTCGCGGGCCAGGGTCTCGATCCAGAGCCAGGAAAACGAAACGAAGCTGTAGCGGCCGGTGACGTCGAAAACGCCCTTGCGGCAGAACTTGGCCCATTCCTTCTCGATCAGCCGGCGGGTGATGCGGTCGGGCTTGCCATCGGGCAGCACGGCCTTTGACTGCAGGCGGATGCCGTAGGGGCCGATGACGTTCTGCCGCAGCAGGCGATAGAAGCGCTTGAGCGGCGAGGCGTTGATCGACTGCTCGCGGGCGCGCTGTCGCAGCGTCTCGTGGTCGCCGTAGATCAGCTGGTTGGCATCGGCGCCACTCGAGCGACGCGACCAGGCCTTCGTCAGCCCGCCAGCGCTGGCCATCTTGAAGCCTCGACGGCCGACGGTCGGCTCCCGCCGTGCGGTGCTGGCATCGGCGGCAGGCGTGCGCTCGCCACCCCAGCCCAGGCGCGCCATTAGGCGGCTTAGCGGGTTCATAGGCTTACCTCAGAATGAAATGCACCGGGCGGCCGAGTGGCCATCGGCGGTTGCGCTCGCGCGCCGCCTCGCGGCGGTACTGCAGGCGCAGCTCGTTGAGTCGCTCGATCGGGATCCGGTCAAGGCGCTGGCCGTCGATCTCGTAGCTCTGCTGATCCTTGGGGATCCGCTTCTCGAGCGCGGCTTCGATCAGGGCGAGCATGCGCTGCGCGTGGCTGCGCACGTCGCTCGGTTCGGCCGTGGCGAGGTTCGGGTCGACCTGCAGCGTGCCCTTGGCCACCGTCAGGCGCTCGTCGCCCTTGGCGGCCAGCGCGACCCAGCGGTAGAGCCCGGGCGCCCACGTTGCCGTGGTACCGGCCGAGAGCTCGACGCGGTACGGGGCAGCGGCGATCGCCGCGACCTCGTGCCGCTCGGGGCCACTGAAGACGTACACCAGCGCCCAGCCGTCAGCAGACGGGCAGGCGGGCACGTCACGCGACCAGGCGACCGAGTCGCCGGCGTGTAGGGTGGTCGGTTCCATGGGTCACCGGGGTGATTTGCGGATGATCTTCACGCGGGGACGGGCCTTGGCCCGTGGTTTCGGTGGCTCTGCAGGGGCTGGCGACCGGGGCGCAGGTGGCGGGGTGTCGTCGCCCTCCTCCTGGTCGGCATCCACCGGCGCGGGCTGCGGATCCGCAACGGGCTGGCCACCCTTGACCAGGGCGACGAGCTCGGCACGGGTCAGGGCGCCGACCTTGCGGCGCTGCAGCTTGTCGCGCAGGGCGAGGATGTACTGCATCGCCTCACAGTCGAGGTAATGGTTTTCGCCGACCTGGTGGAAACGGCCCTCGCTTTCGCGCCACTCCTCGCCGACCAGCTGCTTGCAGTAGTCGTCGGTGACTTGCTGATGCAGCAGCCACCAGCCGGGCCGGGTATCCGGCCGGCCGAAACGGCTATGCACCCAGCGCTTTGCGAGGGGCGAATCGAACGCCCAGCGGGCATCGCCGCGCTTGCGGGTTTTGCCCTTCTTGTCCTGCTCGACCAGCTCCTTGCGGAACGGTTTGTCGAGCTTCTCCCGGCCGCGCAGGGCGATGGCTCGCCCCTTGTGCTCGTTGATGAACTTGTAGACCTGGTCGTCGCGATAGCCGATATCGATGCCCGTCAGGCTGATGCCGTGACCGTCACCGTATTCGGTATCGATCAGCTCGGACAGCTGGTCCCATACGGCATCCTGATCGGTCTCGCCCCACAGCTCGCCGTGCTCGAGGAGCATCGAGCCGAGGCCGGCGAACCAGGCGCGCACGACGTACACCAGGCGGTTTTTCTGCACGTCGATCGTGCAGTAGATCCGCAGGGGCTCGTGCAGCAGCTCGGCGGCGGCGTAGCCAAAGCATTGCGCGCGAACCTCCTCCCAGCTTGGGGCGTCGCCCGCCTCGGCGTAGCACTCGCCGAAACCCGTGTTGTAGACGGCCAGCAACTTGGCCGGGTCGCCATCGATCAGGGCGGCCAGCAGCTTCTTGGCCAGGAAGCCATAGGACTTCTTGACGGCGAAGCTGCACAGGCCCGAGACCCATATCGAGTAGTGAGTAAACCCGGCCGTGTCAGCGGTGCCGAGGATCTGGCCCTTCTTGCTGATCGACTCGCCGGGGGCAACCGGCACGCCCCGAGCATTCATCCAGGGGCGCCACTTGTCCTCGATCATGCAGCCGTTGCAGGGACAGGTCAGCCGCGCATGCTTGAAGGCCTCGTCGGGCGTGCACTCCTCGGCCGAGCCCTTGCCGGGCCACCAGAGCAGGCCCGACCAGGGCACGAAGTATTCGCCGCACTCGGGGCACGGCACCGCCCACTCGTGGCGGGTGCCCGATTGCCAGAGCTGCCAGACCTTCGAGCCGACTTTTTTCGCCTCGGCAACGACCCAATGCCACAGGCCGGTGCGTTCGTCTGGCCGGCGCTCGATCTTGCCGTGCGTGGGCGTGGCGGTGTAACCGATTTTCGAGTCGGCGTAGGCATCGCCCCGCGCCTCGATGATTTCGGTCGTGTCACCTTCGCCCGTGTTTACGATGCGATCGACCTCGTCGACCATCACCAGGCCGGCAGAGTCGGCGGCGAGCTCGGTCGGCGAGCCGGCCCAGGCGAAACGGAACTTGGTACCGCCCAGCCACTTGACCGTTTTCGTGCTGCGCCCTTCGTACTTCGCCGCGAGCGACTCGCACTCGCCGAACATGGCCATGAATTTGGGCTCGACCGTGCCATCGATCAGCGGCTTGGTCGGGGCAACGTACAGGCAGGGCGTCGGATCCTCGTCGAGCCGGTGGCCGATGATGTTTTCCATCGTCACCGACTTGCCCATCTGCGTGCCCATGACGAAGGTTACGCGGGAAAAGCAGGGCTGCGCGAACGCCCAGGCGACCGGGCGCATATAGGGGTTGGTGTCAGGGTTGAACGGCCCGGGGATCGGCGCGCTCGGCGGCATGATGCGCTTGTCGGCCGCCCACTGGTCAGCCGTCCTCGGCGGCGGCGCCTGCACCATCTTCGCCGCGTAGCTGATCGAGGTGGTCAACGTCCGCAACGAGCTCGCGTGCGCGACGTTCGAGGCGGTCGGCAGTAGCTGCGCGGATACGCCGCGTTTCTTCAAATACTCGAGCTCGGATGGTGGCAGGGTCATCGATCACCGCCAGATCGGCAGCGCAGCGGCTAGGCAGCGCGTCGAGTTGAGTTGCATAAACGGCCGCGACGCTGACCAGGATCTGCGAGACGGTGTCGGCAGGCAGGAGCCGGCCGCGCGTCTGGTCGATCTCGAGCTGCAGCTTTTCGCGGCGCGCGCGCTTGAGCAGGCGATCCTCGGTCGAGGCAGAGGCGAGCCCCTCCTCGTCTTCGTCGTCGCCGAGCTCCTGGCGAACGGCGCGGGAGATCAGCCACTCGATCGCGGCCTCGCTGTCGATCTGCACCTCGACGCCACGACCACCGCCACCGGAAACCGGCAGGCCGTCGTCGATAAGTTTCGAGATCCAGCGCGGCGACTTGCCGATCAGCTCGCCGAGTTCCTTCTTGCTGACGATCTTGCCCATGGGGAGAAAGGACCAAAGGAACCAAGGAACAAAAGCGCAAAACCGCATAAGTCCTTTTGAACTGATGCGGTTTTGATCCTCTGCGGAATAGGGTCGAGGCCCCGCCGTGACTGGCTGCGGGGTCAGCCGAGCGAAGCAGGCCGGCAGGGCCTCGAGAAAGGAAGAACGGACCCGACTCGCGGATCCAAACCCGCGCGAAGCCCGCGAGTTTCACACCCGTGAAGGGGGAGGGGCCGGGGGAGTACCTAAAACCCGTGGCGCACCAACCTGGGGCGAGATCAATAGACGACGCCTTCTGTATTGATCGCTTCATTGCAGCGAACGCCAATGGCGCACGAGCACGCCCCCGGCTTTTCGCAGCGCACGCGCTGCAGCGCCACGGACGGAACAGCGACAGCCGGCCAATGCTCTGACATCTCAGCCGGCAGGGCTGCCGCCACAGTGAGGATCTGCTCGAGGCCGCCGATCTCCTGCAGATCCAGCAGGTTACGCTTCAAGCGATAGCCTTCGAGCTCCCACAACTGCGCGCGGGCCACATCCTTCGCCCGGGAGATCGCGCGATTGCGACCGACCATCTCGTCGAAGTTCTCAGCACTTGCAGCGCCGGCCTTGCCAATCGCCACCACGAAGTTGCCCGGGGCGATGGCGGCCGCCACGGTCACGGTGGTGCCGGGTATCACATAGGTGTGGAAGCTCAGCTGGCTGACCAGGTCGTCGATCTGCTCGGGCAGCACGCGCGGGGCCGTCAGGCCTTTGGCCAGGATCTGTGCCTCGAGGGCCTTGTCTTGTTCGCTTGGTGTCATGGGCGGGCCTATTGCGGTGACTGGTTGGTGATCGCCTGGTGCTCGAGCAGGTACGCCTGCAGCTGCTTTAGCTGCTCGGCGTTTGCGTGGCAGGCGGTGTAGTTGCCGGCGACGGTGCCTGTGACGGCAGAGAGTGCAACGCCCGAGGGGGCTTCATCAGCAGCGCCGGCAGATCCAGGGGCTGGCAGGCCTGCCGCGACTGCGTCGTGCAACCGGACAAAGCCAACAGGGACAGGGCAAGCGCGATCAGCAGCTTCTGAGACATAGACAGGCACCTCTTTAATGATGGTCTGGCCGCGCTTCTCGATCACTTGCACGCGGTCGACGTATTCAGTGACAACGCGGTCGCGCACGGTACCGAGCGCGCGGCCCTGATCGAAGGCCTGGCGCAGCTGCTCGTGCTCGAGCGCCTTCGCCTGCGCCTGCTCGTTGCTTGCGCCTTGAGTCCAGCCCAGGGCGTAGACCAGGCCAGCGATCACCAGGAGGGCGGCGAGGGCGATGATTCTCGACTTCATAGGCGCACCAGATAGACAGAGCGTTGCAGTTCGCGGCGTATGGGGATGCCGCGGCAGTTGTTTTTCGGTTCTCGACAGTCGCGGCCGGCAACGAACATCCAGCGGCCGAACTGCTGCGCGGCGAGCTCGTGCATGCCGGCCTTAGCCAGCTGCAGCAGCGTCGAGCGGGCCAGCGCGCCGATGCCCACGTTGTAGGAAAAGTCGGCCATGGCGATCTTGGAGAACAACGGCGCGTCAGGCGCGGCGCGCATGACGTAGTCGACCGCCTGGCCCAGGTCGGCCTGCAGATAGGCCTCGCATTGCTCAGGCGTGGCCACGTCGCCGGGCCTGACGCCTTTCGTGTGGCCGGTGCAGATCGTCCAGACGCCGCCGGTGTCGGGGTAGGCCTCGTAGACCGTGCCCTCCATTTCCGGCGTCATCACCACCAGGGCGGCCATGATCGCGGCGCGCTCAACAGGACGCGGCAGGCCGGTCTCGTTGACCGTGAAGCCGGCAGCGGCGAGCGTCAGCGTCACCGCGGCAATAATTCGCTTAATTAGGGTCACGGCTCACCTCGCAAGCCTCGCCAGCACGCCGAGCGCGCACATGGCGCACCAACGGGATCAGCCAGCGGCGCACCACCAGGTCGAGGAACAGGCCGGCCGCATAAAGGCAACCAAAGACCAGCGTCCACTCCTGCAGGGTCAGCCCCCACAGCACCAGGGAGGCACCGAACGGGGCGGCCTTTACCGCCTCGAGCTTGAGCGCCCCAGCGAGCGCGACGTCGTCAGCTGCCATCAGGCGGCCTCCAGAAATAGAAAACCCCGCACGGGGCGGGGCTGGTGAATTGCAGGCCGAGGCCTGCACGAGGAGAGAAGGGGCCACCCGCAGGCGGCCAAGTAGAGGGCTTACATACAGGCCTCCGGGGTCAGCGAGTAACGGAAACGAAAAAGCCCGCCAAGAGGCGGGCTTTAGTCGTTTGTATCGCAGAGTGGTTAAAGTACCCTGCGCGCCCTTACTTTTGCAAGTGGTCATTTGCACATTTTCGCAAAAGGCCGCTTTGGCAAATGCACTTTTGCCCATTGGTACAATTGACCTCGATCAGTTCGGCGTCTGCCTTGCGCACGATGTTGACGTATCCGGCAGGCTCGCGTGACCAGTAACAGTCCGGCTCCTCGCGAACCAACGCCACCACCTGACCGACCAGGCCGGCGTACCACATATGCGGATCGCTACAGCTGATGATCATCAGCGCCCTGGCATTCACCGCGTCGCCCTCGCCCAGCCAGCCCGCGCGCCCTCGATGGTCGCATAGCCATGGTCGACGAAGTCGCAGCCCGCACAGCGCGAGCCCCACTTGGCGGCGCTGATGAAGAAGCGCGGCTGCGCCTTGGCCCTGCAGGTATGCAGCGGCATATCCGCGTCGTTGACAAGCTGCCAGCTGGAAAGGGCGCGCGCCTCGCTTGGCGTCGCCTCGCCGCGGTTATTGCAGACCGGACAGATCCACATCACCAGGTCACCACCGGGCTGACGACGAAGCTCAGGCGGCACCTGGCAATGGATGCAGAGACTCAAAGCGCCCTTACCGTTGCGACCAGCTCGGCGCGACGACCAGAGAGCGCGCGCTGCCGACCGACCAGCGCATCATGAATATCGCCGGCCGTGATGAATACGCCGCCAGACCCAAAAACATTGACCTCCATGTCGGGCTTAGCCAGCATTTGATCAACGGCGCGGGCTTCCTTGTCGCACTTCCGCAGCTCCTCGAGCAGCTCTTCCAGCCTTTCCACGTTCATCGTTTGCCCTCATTGGTTGTCGTATTCAGCCAGCACAGCCCGCAAGGCCTCCTCGTCGAGCGCCTGTAGGCCGCTGACCAGGACCTGCCAACGTGGCCGCCAGTGCTGGTCGTAGTTGCTCGTTTTCACGCCCAGGAGCTCGGCCAGGCGCGCAGCCTGGTACAGCTCCTGGCCGTTGTTCGCGTAGCGCTTGCCGTGCTGCACCGCCAGGTGCGCCAGGCCCTTGAGCTTCTGCAGGGTCTTGCCCTGCAGCTTGCCGAATGCAGGCGCTACCCGCGCCCACAGCTCGACCACCGCGCCGGCCTCGTCGGCCCAATCTCGAGAGTCGGCGTAGGCATAGCGCAGCCAGTGGCGGTAGGCCGGGGCCTGGGCGGCGACGATCCGCACCAGACGCGCGTCGTCGAAGGCGGACGGCGGCAACGGGTCAGAGCTGGCCTTTTTCTTGCGGGTCTCGCTGACAGTCACGCGGGTGGTATCCCTGGCCAGGCTGGCCACGTAATCCAGAGGGAGACGCCGAGCTGGGCCGCCCTCGGCTGGGCACTCGGCCAGCTCGGCAGCACGCCAGCGCGGGAAGGCGTCACGGGTGCAGCTGGTATCGAAGGCCCCGAGCAGCTTCTGCTCGGGCCTGTCGTCGCGGTAATCGCCCGGGGCCAGATAGGCGAACATCAGGCGCTCGCGCAGCCACTGCAGATCCTGCAGGGTGACGGCAGGCTTGCGCGGCCGAACCTTGAGCGCGCGCGCGGCGCTGGGCACCTCCTCGAACGCAACCCAGCAATCAACCGCCGGCGCAGCCGGCGCGGCGTGGCGAATTTCAAGGGCAAAGGTCACTGATAGGCCCTCCTGGCCAAGCAAGGGATGCCGGCGCAAACCGAGCAGCGGCGCGCCGCGGCGTAGATCGCCAGGCGA